AAGATCAGGTTTCTCTAATTCTGATATTGGTTTAGAAGATACCTCAGAAAGTTTTGGTTTACCTGCAACAGCTGATTTAATGTTTGCTATAATTACTACTGAAGAATTAGAAGGTATGAATCAATTATTAGTAAAACAATTAAAAAACAGATATAATGATCCTACTAAAAACAAAAGATTTGTTATTGGGATAGATCGATCTAAAATGAGATTATATGATGTTGATGATAGTGAACAAAAGAATTTAGTAGATGATACACCAGTCTTTGACAAAACTAAATCTGGAGAAAAATTTAAGAATTTTAAATTATGAGTAATACTTATAATAAAATTCCACAGAAACCATTTTTCGATAAGTATCATTTAGACTGCATAAATAATCAAAAGTGGATAGAAAGAATAATGAAAGAAAAAAATTTATCATTTAACTATCCAAAACAATTAGAGAAAAATTTGTTATTACAGGCATATGCCGAATGGAGAAAAAAATATGAGTAAAATTTTTATTATTGCTATAGTAATGTGGTGGGCAGATCCTAGTGCTACACCAGTTAATGATGCAGTTGAAATTAAATGGTTAGATGGAAAACCTTTATACTTTATGACTGAAGAAGAATGCAGTGATCACGTAAATGAAAATATTCAAGCATTAAAAGATTACGGGAAATCGCAATTTCCTACTGCTCATACAGTAAAAACTATTTATTGTTTAGAAAGAGAAAGGCATATCGATGACTCAGCATAAAATTTTACATGAATATTGGAGTGATGATCAGGAACGAAGTGCTCAAGTGGTATATGATAAAGGCATTAAAGCGTATGTAGTAAAGATGTTTGAAAATAAATCTCTTATTAAGTCAGTTCCTATGATAACAAAATCTGAAGATTTATTCGGAAAAGTAGAAACAGTACATAGCCAAAGTTATGCTGAAGATGCTGCAGAAAACTGGTGTTTAAGAATTGTATAAAGTAAGGAGAAGATATAATGGGTAGAAAAAGTAGTAGAGTTTCATATACATCTAAAGGTGAAAGAAGAAACTCATCTAGAAAAACAATAAAAATGATGAGACGTGAAAGAACATTTAGTGAAAGATTAGATGCTCAATTTGCTGCATTTCAAAAAGACAAGAATGTAATATTAACAGTACCAAATCCATCTAAGAGTGCAACTAATAAACCTTTCATAAAAGTTCCAGCATCAGATTACTGGAGATTGAGCAAAAATGACAAAAGTAAAACTAGTTAGTTATTCTCAGCAACCAGAAGGTCACGGCAAGCTACATGAATTTATTGCATATTGTGCTAGAGTGTCTAATCCATCTAATCAGAATAATAAAAAAACATCAGAAAAACTTTTAGAGTATCTCATAAAAGAAAATCACTGGTCACCATTTGAAATGGTTTCAGCTTGTTTAGAGATAGAAACTACTCGAGATATTGCTAGACAGATATTAAGACATAGATCTTTTTCTTTTCAAGAGTTTAGTCAAAGATATGCAGATCCTGTTAATAACTTAAAAGAATCTCCTCGCAGAGAAGCTAGGTTGCAAGATACAAAGAATAGGCAAAATAGTTTAGAGACTGAAGATCTTAGATTGTCTATACAATGGGCTAGTCAACAAAATCAAGTTATACAAAAATCAATTGATGCTTACAATTGGGCTATAAAAAATGGTATAGCTAAAGAACAGGCTAGAGCAGTTTTAGCAGAAGGCCTTACAACTTCTAGAATGTATATGAATGGAACAATAAGATCTTGGATTCATTATATAGTATTACGCTCTGGTAATGGTACACAAAAAGAACACCAAGAAGTAGCAATTGCTTGTGCCGATGCATTAAGACCAGCTTTTCCAATGATAGATTCATTTATAAATAAATAAAATTCATTTTAATGAAAAAAACTATTTACATTGCTATTAAAACTTGATATAATAAACTTATAACAAAGGAGTAGGTTATGAGATCAATCATATTATCAATTTTTATTATTTTTTCGTCATTAACACCATCGCATGCAGAGTTCTATGATAATGAACAATTACTTTGTATAGCTAAAAATATATACTGGGAAGCTAGAAATCAACCGTTTCGTGGCATGGTTGCTGTAGGACAAGTAACAATGAATAGAGTTAAGGATAAAAGATTTCCTAATACTCCTTGTGAAGTGGTAGAACAAGGCCCTACTAAACCTTCATGGAAAGATCCTTCAATAGAATATCCTGTAAGACATAGATGTCAGTTCAGTTGGTTCTGTGATGGTAAGTCAGATGATATACCAGAATATGACATTGATATATGGGAGTATGCTTTAGCCATGTCAACAAAAATTGCTACATATTATTGGGCAGACATTACTCACGGTGCTACTCATTATCATGCTGATTATGTTACACCTGGCTGGGCAAAGAGCAAACATAAGACAGCAAAAATAGGTAATCATATTTTTTATATATGGAAAACACCATGATGGAAAAACACGATCCAAATGAAATATATCCAAACACTATAATATACACAGATAAAGAAATGGTATCTTGTGATAATGACCATCCTAGAGTTTATTATAATGTACCTAAAGAAGGCTATGTAGCTTGTGGTTATTGTGATATAAAATATGTAAACAGAAAAAATATAAAATCAGAGATGATTAAGGATTTACTAAAAGAATGAGGTTATTTGATATGTTAGTAAAACAAGATGTTGAAAGAATTAAAGAAGACACTAAAGTTATCGATCTTCCTAAGATAGATTATAAATTTAGTGAAGATAAAAATGTACATTTGATTAAAGACCATATAGATGATACTTATAAAGCTCATTACTCTGAGAATAAATTTCAAGCAACAGAATTCATATTAGACAGTGGTCACGGTACTGGATTTTGTATAGGAAACATTCTTAAGTACGCTCAGAGATATGGCAAAAAAGGAGACAGAGAAGATCATAGAAAAGATCTTATGAAAATTATTCATTATGCAATAATACAACTGCACGTTCACGATAATTATAAATAGTACTGTAATATAAAAGTTACAATTATATAATAGGAGAAAAATTATGGATTTTACATCAGCTTGGAATGATCTGAGTTATATAGACGGCTTACTGTTTACAGTGTGGCTAGGAATTCTTTACTATGGTAAATGTAGGATTGATCATCACTTTAGATGGAAAGATTAAAGGTGGGGAACCAGCCTGGTCGTGCACGACGTAACGTAGCAATTTAATCTTAGTTCATAGCTACCGAAATGGTTTCATTTCAAAGGAGACGAAATGAACCTAGAAGACAGAGTATCAATGATCAAAATAAAAATAGATAAATTTAAAAAAGATTATCCAGAAATATTTAAACCCTCTTACTATGATAAATTAATTTGGAGTTATAAGGAGAATAAGTTTCATGCGCCGGAAGAATAAAGTTTCTGCTAATTATATAGAAACAAGAATTACACAGTTAAAAGAAGACCATGATAAAGCTAAAGATCCTCACGATCAAAAATGGTATAATAGATTAATACAAGAATTAGAATGGGCAAGACAGGCTGTGCATAATAAATTTGAAAAAGATTGCGCTTTGGAGATTTGGAAATGATAGCAATAGTTATGATGGCAGGGTTATTCACCTGGGAAAATATAGAATTTTTTAATACTACTAAACAACAATTAAGTGAAGGTTATGAATGGGAATATATTGGCAAATCAGAACCAGTTGGAGTTCCATACTTACCTTTAGTCAATCCTAGAACTGATGAGGAGACAATTTACTTTAAATTGAAATAAACATTATGCGATATTTAAATTACTATGTAGGATCTATAATAATATTGACGGCTATCTTAACTGTCTTAATAGTAGGATCCGCAAGTTCATCAGACAATATATCTTCACATGAAAGAATGAATGATAACACAACTAAGTTTGTACAGAAAACTTTGGTATGTGAAGAAATGGAATATGCTATGAACTTTATGACACAGCTATTAGGTCAGCAGCCTTTATTTAGATGGACAGATATTAACAGTGGAACTACATATATGATTATGTTTAATATGAATGACGGTTCATTTACAGTATTATCTAATCCAACTAATGTTGATACTAATATAGTATGTTGGGAAACTCAGGGAAATAACTTATTTGTTTATACAGAACATTTTAAAATATTTGTCAACAAATGGCAAAAATTCTTATTCGGTACTGGCACATAAACATACTGTAACAAATTTGTTACACTCTACTATTATAATTCACTTTTTTTCTTTTAAAGTGAATTTTTTTATTTACACTGCCAGAAAACTGTGATATAATGATATTATATAGTAATTAATTAAGGAGTAGAAACTATGAAACCAACTTATTATAAAGTTACTTACCCAGACGGAGAAGTTGAATATTGGACATCAGTCGAAGAACAAGAAGTTCAAAGATTGGAATTTATTAACAATGGGAAATTAATTATAGAAAAAGTGGAGGAGGAGTAATGATTTCAAACGAATGGTTCGAAGAACAAGATGCTAGAGAAGATATTAAGTGGTCTGCAGAATATGACAGACGTGTTGAAGAATTTATCAAGAACGAAGGTTCTAATCCAGCAGACGCTCAATATTTTGTAATGGAAGAAATGTTAGAGGAAAGGAGACTATCATAATGAAATTTCAAAGATATACTACTAAAGCTTACTACGTGTATTATACCCCACAATTAGGTAGACGTAAGGAAGGCTGGGTCGGTGGTCTAGGTAGAACCGAGGAAGAATCAGTAAAAGATGCAATTAAGGATTGCAAAAGATATAAGATACCTACCGAAAGAATATTAAGATTTGAAACTAAAGAATTTAATTTAGATTTAAAGGATATTGCATAAAATGAAAGATGGAAAGATAGTACAATTTATAGGATTCAGAGGAGAAGAATATAACTCTGCTGTAAAGATCTGGGGTAAACCGGATTTTATACATCCTGTGAATGACTATCGATCTAATGTTGAAATTGACTGGGAAAACGATATTATAATATTTGCGGGTAAGGAACGTCCTGGTGTAAAAAGACTTTACAGAAGGGAATATGCAGATATGAATTTAAAGAGGATCAAATGGTAGAAATAAATCAAGAAATTAAAAATAGAATTAAATTATCTATTGCAGCATATGCATATGAATATAAAAGCGATCCAATTATGTCTGATGATGAATTTGATCAATTAGCTTTAAAGATTAATCCAGAAGAAAAAACTGGATATATTAAATTAGATAATTATTTTAGAAAACATTTTACAACTGATACAGGTTTATGGGTTCATAAACATCCAGAATTAAATAAATTGGATTGGCTATATAATGAATATTTTAAAAAAAATAAAACTGTTACATAAATGTTACAGTCTAAAACTTTTTTCTTTTAAAATGAATTTTTTAGTTTACATTGTTGAAAAAATGTGGTACAATATTAATATAAATGACAACAAATTATGGAGTAGAAAATATGTCAAAAATTAAAAGATTTATAGAAAATGTAGAAGAATTTGTTAACAATCATGAGTTAACATTTCCTTCAATGTCACAAGAAGAAATACGTACTATTCTTAAGGATGTATACGTAGAGTTCGGATCTATGGGTAAAGAACATGCTCGAGATTATATTAAACAACAACAAATTTCTTATTAATTGAAAAGGAGAATATATTATGGCACATGAATTAGAAATTGTTAATGGTCAAGCTCAAATGGCTTATGCTGGGGAAGTTCCATGGCATGGCTTAGGAGTTCCAGTATCAAACGACC